TAGATAAACCACCAATCATATGTATTAAACCAAAACCATAAAAACCAAGTCCTGGTAAAAATTTAAAGTGAACGAAGTATTGTATCTTTTTTCTCAAAGGATCACCTACTTCGTAATTTCTACGAATGGATAAAATAGAACGAGAGTTTTCTTCGATCGTTACAATGTAAGGTAACTTAATACCTGTTATATCCCCATTGGGTCCTCGATCTTCAAAACCCTCAATATCAAGGTTAACATGACATTCAAGTAAAGTGAATACATCTTCTTGTCTTCCAGATTTTCTTATTCCCTCTAATTCTCTTTCCTTTTGTTCAACATCAGATTCATTGTCATAACCAGGAGTTAATTCAATGTCTCTATAAAAACCATTGACTTGTTGTTTTCTTAATTCGTTTCCAGAAACTTTAACTCGATGGATGATTGATTCCGCGTCGTCTAATGAGGTAGCCGAATACGGAACAATCAAATCATCAGCTGGAACAAACTTAGAAACAGCTCGTCCCATTAACTCGTCGTAGTAAACTTTTTTAAAAGCAGATCCTGATAGTGGTAAATAAAATAACATTTGATCAAAATCAGATTCATATTCTGGCATTTGATCCATAATTTGATAATTCATAAATTCTTTTACTCGTTCTGCTTGTGCAGATTTTTCTGGAGATGGAGCTCCAACGATTTGAGTTCTTACAGGTCCTTGAGCCGGGAGTAATTCTTTGTAGGCCAAGGCTTGAAATTGAGTAACCGCTTCTGCAAGTACAGGATGCGTGGCACCTGCTGCACCAGAGAATGGTTGTGTTTTTGTTTCATACTTAAATCCTAAAAGATCTAAACCTTTAACATATGAACTTTCCCAATCTTGTCTTGAAGATTTGTAGTCTGTGTAGTTGTTAAATAATTCTGAACCAAGAGGCACTAAAGTTTCCTCTGGTAATAACTCAGCTAGATTGTCATAGTGATTTTCTGTTTGAGCCTGGTTCATGGCTCCTGGTTCAAAATTAATTTCTACACCACCATCTTCAAGAGGTGTAATTTCTGTTTCGCCTATATTAGGTATTTGTTCTTGAATATCTATATTTTCTTCAACCGCTGTCTCAGGTCCTTCGATTTCAATTGATTTCCTAACTTCGTTTGGAAGTGCTTTGTCGATTGCTGCCATTAAATTTTTTCTCCAATCTTACTACTTTTACAGTATTATTTTTAATATTCAAGCCCCGTGATAAAGGTCCACGTTTTGGAGGCACTGTTAGAGTTAATCTTTTCATTACCAGTAATAGCTTCTTTTTTTTGTTGGAAGTCCATTATCTTTATAGTCTTCTGGGTGAATAATCAACCCTCCTTGTCTAAATTTCATTAAAGCTTGTGTTGTACTATCTACTAAATCGTCGTGATCACCATATGGAAATGAAGCACATTCTTCAATAACCTCTTGAGCAAACTCCTTGTCTAACGGAGCCCAGACCATTCCAGATTCAAACATAGGTGCAACAGCATTTACTCTGCTGTGTTTATCATTACCTTTTGAAGGTGAAAAATTAACTACTGGTATTCCCATTTGTCTTAATTCATAAGTTAATGGTAGACCTGATGCTTTAGCTTCAATCAATACTGTTTCAGGTTGCCAATATCTATATTGTTCCAAAGCTGTACGTCTTAGTTCTGGAAACTCTAATCTTTGTTTTACTGCATCCAATAAAATTATATGATGTGGATCTCCTTCGTTCTCTGCAAATATTCCCCAAGTTGTAATTGCAGAATAGTCGGCAGTTTCTTTTTTCATAAATGCTGTGTCGTAAGATTGAACAACGTGAAGCAAAGGTGGTAAATAATCTTTGTCCCAATCTTTCCACCATTCTCGTTTTAACAATGCACCTTCTTCTGCAGTTGGATTTTGCATGTACTGTGCATTCCATTTTGCAACACCAGCGGATGCTTTTACTTTTTCTAATTCTTCCTTCTTCCAATACTCTGGCCAAACGGGTTCACCACTTGGTAAGATAGCTGGAAATTCTATAACTTCCCATTGATCTGCTTTTTCTTCTTTTGCTCCAGCGTTAACTAATTGAGCTGTTAAATCTTTTGTAGACCATCTAGTCATTACAACTACGACAGCTGCGCCTGGTTGTAAACGCTGTCGTGGTCCTGATGTATACCACTCCCATGCATTATCAAATGCAGTTGGAGAATTAACATCTTGTTCTGAATGTGGATCGTCAATGATTAATAAATCTGCACCCCGTCCAGTAACAGCACCTGATACACCAACCGCAAAATATTCTCCTCCGCCATTTGTTTCCCAACGTCCTGCAGCTTTTGAATCTTCTCTTAATCTTGTTTTAAATAAATCTTGATACTCTTGAGAGTCAATTAATGTTTTAGCTTTTCTACCAAAACGTATTGCAAGTTCTGCTGTGTGGGTTGCTTGAATAATTTTTAAATTAGGTCTGTTACCTATCATCCAAGCAGGTAGGAAGTAAGAAGCAAATTCAGATTTAGTATGCCTAGGTGGCATATTAATAATTAATCTTTTACAATCACCTGATAGGATTCTATTAAAAGCATCTGCAATTTTTTTATGATGGGACCCCTCTACAAAATCTGGCCAAGTATATTTTACAAATGATAAAAAATCAGAACGATATTTATTTTGTGTAGTTTTTTTGACTCTAGTTAAAATATCTAATTTTAATTGTCTTCTAACTTTCGGATCCGTTATTTGATTTATTTTTTCTAAACTAAGCATAATATTTAATTATGGTACCAAAAAGTATTTAACAGCAATCTCTGTCTAAATCAAACACTAAAGAGTAATACTTAGGATCCCTTTTTTTGTTTTTTACCCCTCCCCCCTAAATGAAACTTTGACTTTTGGGTTTGGTCTGGTACCTCTATCATCTAAGGGTGGGACCCGCCCACATGCTCTTCTCTAGGTGCGACATAGTGTCGCACCTAGCATTATTAACTTGACAACTAACTATTTACGCATTCGTTTTTGCCTCCATATATTTACTTGGATCTATATATTCAGGCTCCAAGTCTTTTTCATTTATAGACTCGATTTGCTTCTTGATATTGTCAAGACAAACTCGAGCCATAAATCCTCTGCCACTTAGATTCGAATATCTTTCACGCAACTCCGAATCCCATCCAACAATATTGGCTAATCTTTCCAACATTGAAAGTGTACTAACCCCAAACACATAATCACAAACTCCAAACTTATTATTCGTGATTGTAGATTTAGGATTACGAAAATCTGAATAATGTTTCTGAGCAACCCCAAAAACAAATTCAGTTGGAAGTCCAACATTGTTAATATAAAATTTTGGATCTTCGATCGAATGCCCATCTCCATCCAATTCTTTTACATTTTGTTTTAATGCTTTTAAGATTTCTGATCTTAATTGTGAATCCATCAAATCAGCAAAATATTTTTTAAACTGTTTATTTTTCAGTTTAATTGTTTCGCCGTTTGTCTTTCGCATAGTCAACATATTTACTCCTTTGTTAGTTGTTAATAATGATTGTAGGATATTGTAAGATTGTGGCAACATTATGTCAGCCGGGTGCGCAGATTGTCGCACCTAAAATTTTTGTTTTATTCTTTTAGGGTGGGCGCCCGCCCACAGGTTTTTTTTAGCCCTGCGACATTATGTCGCAGGGTTTGTTTTGAGACTATGACTATCCACAAGCAAGGCAATACTCTTGCCTTTTATTACTCCAGTTGTCAGGTCTCACAGGATTACTACAAGCCCGACAAATTTGTTTAGCTTGACAGTAGGCGTGTGCCAAGCGTCTTGCTGTTTTTTTGTCATTACCTTGCTCTATGAATTCCTTTACTTTTTTTTCTACTAGGATACCCATATCTCAATCGTTCATTGTTTCAGGAAACAAGGACATTTGTTGTGCCTCTTCTTTAGTTGGAAGTAAAGATGTTTCCTCTTCTCTTTTTTCTAGTTTTTGTATTTCACTTTGTAAGTAAATCATAACTTGTTTCAATATATGGATTTGTCCCTGTATTGAAGCGTTTGCACTTACTTTATTTATATTGTCTACTTGTTTTAAAAGTAGGTTGTTTATGTTTTCGTATGTCATAGTTTTTTCCTTTCTGATTTATATATAGTTTATAAAATTAATTTATTCAAGTCTTTAGGGTGCGACAGATTGTCGCACCCTGTTATTGTTTATTTTTTATGTTCTAGTTTTGGTACTTCCTCGTTCCAAGTTATGCCTAGTGATTGTTTAAATACTCCATTTAACGCTTCAATAAGATCAACAGGTGCTTGAGCTTCCATAATCT